TGGTCGAATATCTCTGCGCGAAGATACCTGAAAAGCAGATCGGCTGCGTGTTCATCGATCCATTCGTCGGCGCCCACAACATCAACGAGAACGACAACATGGCCGTCAACGCGATTGTGGCGGAAATAAGGCGCGTGGCTGACGAGACCAAGTGCGCCATCGGGCTGGTCCATCACATCCGCAAAGGCAACGGCGAGGATGCCTCAATCGACAGCGTGCGTGGCGCAGGCTCGCTGATTGGGGCTGCCAGGGCTGCGCGCGTGGTCAACCGCATGTCAGCCGACGACGCAGCCAAGCTGGGCATCGATGAGACCGAGGCGCGCAGCATCATGCGCGTTGATGATGGCAAGGCGAACCTGGCCCCGCCAGCAGCCGCCGCTGTCTATCGTAAGATGGAAGGCGTCAAGATCGACAACGGCGAATGGATCGGCGTCTGCGTCCCGTACACGCTGCCAGACGCATTCGACGGCGTCAGCGGCAAGGATGCCAAAGCCGTCCAGCGCCTTGTTGCGGATGCCCATTCAAGCGGGGAACCCTTCCGAGAAAGTTCCCAATCTCCAGAGTGGATTGGTGTCGCAGTCGCTGATCTTCTGGGCATCGACATGACCGACAAAAAGGGAAAGGCCAAGGTGTCAACGATGGTGAAAACGTGGATCAAGTCAAACGTCTTGGCGACCGAGAAAATCTTCGACCAAAAGCGCGGAAGAGAAATCTCCGTCGTCATCGTTGGCGAGTGGATAAACAGCGATGAAGTCGGCTGAAACGCTTTGCACACCTTGAAACTCTCAGGTGTGCAAGGTGTGCAAGGTGGGGAAACAAAAGAAAAAGGTGCAATGTAAACAATGCGTTGCGCCTTTTTTAACGCGCCAACAAGGTGTGCAGACAATTCCTTGCCGAATGCGGCATCATGTAGTATGAAGAAGTGGAGGGCGCACTGCGCTAACAGCCGCCCTCCTGATCGCAACCCAATGTGGAAAGGGGGTCGCAATGACCAATTCTATACATGCCGACGTGCCACTGAGCAATATCCATCCCGCCGATGCACTCGCCGAAGTGCGCGCCGAGATCAAAGCCTTGCAGGTAAAGGAAACATTCTTGCGCGAGAGGCTTCTGGCAGACGGCGCAAGTCTGATCGGGGAAGCCTATGAGGCCAGCGTTTCATCTCAGCGCATCATGAAGTTGGACCAAGAAAAACTCACGAAAGCCCTCGGAGACCTTGAGCCTTACAAGTCCGAGAACACGCTGGTGATGGTGAGGGTAAAGAAGCGCAAGTGACGTGCTTTTCAGCTTCCCCACCTGCTTTGCTTGAGTCCTTCGGACTTTACTGGGTGGTGTGCAACGTGTCAAGCCCCCTACGGCTTCGCAAAAATCCGACGCAAAGCGTCTCGTATTTTTTGCTCTGCGAAGATGGCTGCGAGGTTGGAGGGAAAGCTTGATGCGCGTTATGGCTACACCCACCACCCCACCTGCCGCCCTTCGGGCCGCTTACGCTCGGCAGGTGGGGAAGTGGGTTCCGCATAAATACAGCAAGAGATGAGACCAATACGATGGCACAGAGACCAACACGCCAAAAAAAAGATGACCGCATCCTGCACAAAGGTGCGACGGCCAATGAGATCAAAGCGGACCTATCGCTGGCACCCTTCGACGCGGCTGTGCGCGAGATGGACAAACGCTGGGGCGTGGACCGCCTGCCCGAACTTGTCTCAACCGAGAGCGCCGCGAAGTGGGGCAAGGCGATGGCTGGCCTGAACGGCGCCATCGACGCACAAGATCCCGACAAGGTAAAGTTCTGGGTGGAGATCTGCTTGCGCGGGCTGACCGCAATGGACGCCGAAGCCGTCAGCCTCGGTCGGTCCGTTTCCGATCCGATGATCTGGGAACACGAATACGAAGGAACCGTCTACGGCATCATCGAGGATGGCAGGGAATGGCCGGCAGCTTACGCCAAGCGGCCCGGCATCGCGATCCACACCATGCGCGAGGTGGCAGTCGCCCTGCACGAACACCGCAACGGGCTGGTGAACGCGGCCAAGCTGGCTTTCCCCGGTGCCGAGGTGAAGGCGATCAGACGCGCGCCGCAGGATCTGGAAGACGAAATTGATTTCGGGGATGTCATCGAATGAGCAGCACGATCTACATCACCGGCGAGACGAAGCCAGATGCGTTAGAGCGCGCCTTAGCGGAGGCAGAGCGCGGTACAAGAATTGTCTATCACCGAGGCCAGACTTGCGGTGGCATCCACCGCCACGCGGCTGCCAGAGCCGAAACTGAAAAGCGGTGCTTCCTGTTCTGCAAGAGATCAGGGCCGGGCTTCTTTGACTACATATGTGTCAAAAGGTGATACGAGTTTCTTCGCACTGCTGATGCGTTGACCTCATAGTCAGATTGAGGTAAAGAAGATGGGCCGGGAGGTTGCACCCTCAACCGGCCCAACATCAGCGAGTGGAGTTCGCCAATGCTTGACAAAGCAATACCAGATGCCGCCGTTCTGCGTCAACTCTTGCGCTACGAGCCAGAGACAGGAAAGCTGTTTTGGCTCCCGAGGCCGAGAGACATGTTTGCGTCAGATAACTCTTTCCTCACATGGAACTCAAGATTTCTGGGGAAAGAGGCATTCACATATGTTGACCACGCTGGATACAAAACTGGCAACATCCTTTCGGTAAAAAATTATGCTCATCGCATAATTTGGACAATGGAAAATGGCGGAATCCCTCATGGGAGGCACATTGACCATATCAATGGCGACAAGACTGACAACAGAATGTCAAACTTGAGGTTGGCAACGCAGGCCGAAAATAACAGAAATTCTTGTTTGAGGTCTGACAACAAAACTGGGGTCAAAGGCGTCTCTTGGCTTTCTTCAAGAAACAAATTTGTCGCTGATATCTGCGTGAACGGCGCGAGGAAGCGCATTGGTTATTTCGATACCAAAGAAGAAGCCAAGGCCGCTTATGTATTCATGGCCGAATCGTTCCACGGCCAATTCGCGCTACACAACAGGCCAAACCTATGACCAGTCCGCACCATCCCAACGGCTCACAGCCACGCCTCATCGGCAAATACCAATCAGTGAGCGAAGCAGCCCGCAAGCTGGGCGTGACCAGACAGGAGGCAAAGCACATCCTTGATCCGTCGCGCTTCCAATTTGACAGCCGCTACGTTAGAATGCGCCGAGAGACCGGGCAGCATCGCCCGAGATGAGGTGAGCAATATGCCGTCTGGAAGGCTGACAGACTATTCGCCAGAGATCGTTGAGAAGGCGTGGGAATACGTCAACGGCGGCTGGATCAAGGCGGGCGACAAGGTGCCGTCAGTTGCCGGTCTGGCTTGCGAAATCGGCATGCACCGTGAGACTTGCTACGATTGGGCGCGGGACAAGGACAAGGTTTTTTCTGACATCCTCAAGGCAATCGCACAAAAGCAAGAGCGCGAATTGCTCAATAATGGCCTCGACGGCACGTTCAATCCGCCGATCACCAAGATGATGCTGTCCAAGCACGGCTACTCTGACGCGACCAAGCAAGAGCTATCCGGCCCGGACGGCGGCGCCATCCCAGTCGAAATCAAGCGAACCATCATCGATCCGAAGGGCTAAGGCATGGCTGACGAACTTGACCGCGCGCTACGTCAACGCGATCTGGCTCTCATGGCAGAGCCGCGCAGCCGTGGCGTTGCACCGCGTAAACCCAGCCCGCTTGATATGCCAGGCGGGATCGCCGAGCGGCTCGCCTTACTGAACCAGACGTTCAACCCGGTCGAAGGCATCGGCGGCGCCATGCGGGCCGGAGAGCGCTTGTTCTCGCAGGACGCAGGCTACCTGCAACGCATCGAGGCTCTGGGCAGCATGCTGTCAGGCGTGGCTGGCATTGCTGCACCAATCGCGGCAGCGCGTGCCATCGGTGTGCCTGCTGCCACCGCGATGATGGAGGGGCTGCTGGGGTTCTCACCCACGACGCAGGCTGCTGGCGACACTATGCGTGCGGCTGGCCGCGATATCGTTGACCGCCTCAACCAGCCCGGTCAGATGCCAACTGTTTACAGCAACCCGATCCCAGGCGTTGGCAGGGGTGGAGGTCTTGATGTATCACGCCGTGACGCATCGAACATCTTCGGAGCCGGTTCTGAGCGTGTCCGTTACACCGATCCTCAAAGCGGCGGCACCATTGAGGTTGTCGTGCGACCAGATGGCAGCGCATCGGTCCTTGAGTTGGAAGTGCCAGAAGCATCTCGCGGCCAAGGCATAGGCCAGACGCTGCAAGAGCGCGTGATGCAGGACTTCCCGGTAATGGGCGGTCAGGTGTCATCCAAAGCAGCAGCAACGACAGCATATCGCCTTGGGCGCAGGCCGCCGGGCAAGCCAGACGCGACCCTTGAAGAAGTATTCGCAGACATCGATGAGATGTCATCCGTCAACATGGTTTCTCCAAGAATGCAGGAGAGGATTGCGCCAGCGGCGCCTACGCTGCCAACCCCGCGCAACGAAGCCGAAGCGATGGCGCGCGATATTCTCCAGCTTCGCGCCGAAGGTCGGGCCGATGAGGTCACCGAGCAGATGATGGATGCGGCTGACGACCAGTATATGTATTTCAACACGCCTCTGCCGATGGACACAGCAAGCAGGATGGCGCGGGCCGAGAGAGCGGGCTTCAGACCTGACCAGCCGCTTTATCGCGGAGATGCAAACCCAAACATGCAGGCATTTAACACGGGACAATTCGCGCGAGAGGGCATCGGAGTAACCGCGTCAGACAGCCCAAGCGTAGCGTCAACCTATATGACTGGCAACAACCCAGCTATGTATCCGCTATACGCCCGCGCAGAAAATCCGTTGATGGTTGATGTGGGCGGGCGCAACTGGACTGGCATACCAGCAGAAGCTGAAACAAATTACGGGCGCCTTAACGACGTGTTGCCGCCAGAAAATTACCTTGACGAAGATAACCTGTTTGATCTCATGCAAGGTTCAGGAGTTGATTGGGGTGACGGCACGTCCTCCAGTTTAGCAATGGCGAACACGGATAATGTCTCTCGCGCCGCGCAGGCTGGCGGGTTTGACCAAATCCAATTTCAAAACATCGTTGACCGCGGCGGAGCCGGAAAATACTACACAAGCGCAGTAAATGAACCGCGGACAACGGTAATGACCGCAGATCCCGCCAACGTTCGATCCCGCTTCGCCCGCTTTGACCCAGCGTTTGCCAATCTGCGAAACCTGAGCGCCGGCGTTGGCGGTGCTGCCGTGCTGACGGCTCTCGGCGATGACGCAGAAGCCGGAACGCCAGAGATGCAAATCATTGGCCTTGTCAATCAGGCTGGCATCGCTGGCGCTGCTGAAGCCCTCGGCGTGTCTCGGCGTGACATTGAAGAAGCCATCTCGATTGCTGTGCCACCGAGCCAGTGGGACCAGTTAGTAGTCGGACCCCAATGAACCTAGACATCAACACGCCTCGCTGGGCGCTGCCGATCCTGCAACGCGAGAGCGCCCGCTATATCGGGGCGTTCGGCGGGCGCGGATCTGGCAAGTCAACCTTCTTCGCCGAATGGATCGTGGAGCGCTGCGTGATGCGCAAGACCGACGTGGTCTGCGTGCGCGAGGTGCAGAAGTCGCTGAAGCAGTCGGTCAAGAAGCTGATCGAGAACAAGATCGAGGAATTGGGCGTCGGTCATCTGTTCCAGGTGCAGCAGGCCGAGATCAAATGCCCGCACGGCGGCATCATCATTTTCCAAGGCATGCAGAACCACACTGCCGACAGTGTGAAATCGCTTGAGGGGTTCGACATCGCATGGGTGGAAGAAGCCCAGTCGATCAGCCAGTTCTCGCTGGATCTCCTGCGCCCGACCATCCGTAAGCCAGGATCGCAACTGCTGTTCAGTTGGAACCCACGGTTTGACACCGACCCCATCGAGGGCCTGCTGCGTGGACCAACGCCTCCGCCTGACAGCGTGATTGTCGAGGTGAACTACACCGACAACCCGTGGTTCCCTGACGTTCTCAAAGACGAAATGGAGTACGACAAGCGGCGTGATCCAGACAAATACCTGCACGTCTGGAAGGGCGAGTACGTCCGCAACAGCGAAACCCGCGTGTTCAAGAACTGGGCCATTGAGGACTTCGAGGCACCGCCTGATGCCGTCCATCGCCTCGGCGCTGACTGGGGCTTTGCCACCGACCCGACCGTTGGCATCCGCTGCCACATCATCGGGCGCAAACTCTACATCGACCACGAAGCCTATCAGGTGGGCTGCGAGATCGTTGACACGCCTTCGCTGTTTATGACGATCCCCGAGGCTGAGCGCTGGCCGATGGTGGCCGACAGCGCGCGGCCCGAGACCATCAGCCACATGCGCAAAAACGGCTTCCCGAAGATCATGCCAGCCGTCAAAGGCCCCAAGTCTGTTGAAGAGGGCGTCGAATGGCTGAAGTCTTTCGACATCGTGGTGCATCCCCGCTGCAAGCACACCATTGATGAACTGACGCTCTACAGCTACAAGACCGACCGGGACACGGGCAGCATCTTGCCGATTCTGGAGGACAAGGAAAACCACGTCATCGACGCGCTGCGCTATGCCTGCGAGGGCGCACGGCGGGCATCCAAGCAAGAGAAGCCAAAGACCCGTCTCGTCCCCGTCAGCATGCCGATGGCACGGTGATTGATATTCAGATCGACCTGCCGTATACTTCGGCCCAAATATCCAGCGAAAGGCGCGCAACTTGGCCCGCATGACCAGAGAACAGCGGCTTGCAAATGTTCATGCCGAAGCGATGTCGGAGTTCGACACCATCCAAGCCACCATGCGCGATGAGCGTTTGCAGTGCCTGGAGGATCGCCGCTTTTACTCAATCTCTGGCGCGCAGTGGGAGGGCAACCTCTATGAGCAATATCTGAACAAGCCCAAGTTTGAGGTGAACAAGGTTCACTTGGCCGTCATGCGGATCATCAACGAATACCGCAACAACCGCATCACGGTTGACTTCGTGAGCAAGGACGGCACCGACGACGACAAGATGGCCGACGTGTGCGACGGCCTGTTCCGTTCTGACGAGCAGGACAGCGGCGCCAATGAAGCCTACGACAACGCTTTCGAGGAGGCTGTCGGCGGTGGCTTCGGTGCGTTCCGCCTGCGTGCTGTCTACGAAGACGAGTACGACGAAGAGAACGAAAAGCAGCGCATTCGGATCGAGCCGATCTATGACGCTGACACCACCGTGTTCTTCGATCTGGATGCCAAGCGCCAGGACAAGTCAGACGCGCGCATGTGTTATGTGCTGACGGCGATGACGCCAGATGCCTACCGCGAAGTCTGGGAAGATGACCCGACCACCTGGCCCAAGGGCATCGAGCAGGTGGCGTTCGACTGGGCGACACCCGATGTCGTCTATGTGGCCGAGGTCTACCGCGTCGAAGAGGCGTCAGAACTGATCCGCATTTTTCAGACCCTTGACGGGCAGGAAGAAAAGTATTCTGAGCGCGATTTCGAGCAAGATCCTGAACTGGAAACGATGCTTGAGGCTGTCGGCACCAAAGAGGTCCGCCAGCGCCGTGTGAAGCGCCGCAAGGTGCGCAAGTACATCATGAGCGGCAGCAAGGTGCTGGAAGACAGCGGCTACATTGCCGGTGACCAGATTCCGATCATCCCGGTCTACGGCAAGCGTTGGTTCGTGGACAACGTCGAGCGGTGCATGGGCCATGTGCGCTTGGCCAAAGACGCCCAGCGTCTGAAGAACATGCAGCTTTCCAAGCTGGGCGAGATCAGCGCGCTTTCGACTGTTGAGAAGCCGATCTTCACGCCCGAGCAGGTGGCCGGCCACGAAATGATGTGGTCCGAGGACAACCTCAGAAACTATCCCTATCTGCTCCTGAACACCGTGACCGATGCCAACGGCGGTGAGACGCTTGCCGGCCCGGTCGGCTACACCAAGCCGCCGCAGATCCCGCCTGCGCTGGCAGGCCTGCTGCAGATCACCGAACAGGACATGAGCGACCTGCTGGGCAAGCCCGACGCTGCCGAGGAAATAGTTTCCAACGTCAGCGGCAAGGCCGTTGAACTGATCCAGCAGCGCCTGGATATGCAGACCTACATCTACATGTCGAACATGTCCAAGGCTGTGAAGCGTTGCGGTGAGGTCTGGCTGTCGATGGCGCGTGACATCGTGGTCGAGCCTGGCCGCAAGATGAAGTCGGTCGGCCTCGGCGGTGAGTTGTCCAGCATTGAAATCGGCAAGCCGATGCTCAACCCCAAGACCGGCGAAGTTGAATACGAAAACGACCTGTCCAACGCCAAGTTCGACGTGGCTGTGGATGTCGGCCCAGCCTCGGCCACCAAGCGCAGCGCCACGGTTCGCGCTCTGTTGGGCATGATCCAGATCGCGCCAGATCCTGAGACGCAGCAGGTGCTGACATCGATGGCCATGATGAACATGGACGGCGAGGGCATTGGCGAGGTGCGCGCCTACTTCCGCGACAAGCTGATCAAGATGGGCGTCATCCAGCCGACCGAGCAGGAAGGCGAAAAGCTGTTGGCCGAAATGCAGGCAGCGCAGCAGCCCGATCCGCAGGCGCTTTACCTACAGGCCGCCGCGATGGAAGCGCAGGCCAAGGCTGGCCAGGCTCAGGCCAATACAGAATACACCTTGGCGCGTGCGGAAGAGACCCGCGCCAAGACCGTTGAGGTGCTTGCTGGCATTCAGCAAAAGGAGCGCACCAACGTGGTGAACACGGCGAAGGCTCTGCAAGAGACCGTCGCCACCGGAATGCGGCAACCGCCCAGCCGCACAATGTAATGGGTGAGAAAATCGCGAGGATCGCATGACTGAATTGGCAGAACAGATCGAAGAGGACTTTGA